AACATTCAGTATTTTGACGGATATGGCTAACCAAGCTAAGGGTCAAAAAGCGACACAACAATCAACATCATTGTTTAACCTATACAAATCAAGAAGTTATACCTGTGAGGTAACTTCAATGGGTAACGTGATGATTCAGCCGACAATGTATTTCAACTTGAGATACGTTCCAATGTTTAATGGTCCTTATTGGATTACAGATGTGACACATACAATCACACCTAATAACTTTAACACGATGTTCTCAGGTGTTAGACTTTCTAAATTCTCATATCCAAAAGTGAATGATTTGATAATGAGTGTTAATGTTGATTTATTAAGGAAGTATAAGAAACCTAGAAAAGTTGAAACACCGGCTCCGACACCAACACCGACTACCTCTGCGTCGACACAAAACCAAGGGGCTGCACCTAATACTAATAGAGGTAGTGACGCTAAGTGTGACGGAACTAAGTACCCGAACTTAGAGTTCTTACCGATTACTCAAACTAAATTACCATATGCGGTACTACTTTCACATATAAAAAATAATGTGAATCCAAATACAGATTTGAGAAGATTCATAACGGGTATTGGTGCTATTGAACAAACATATCGAGGTCTTTCAAATACTATTGGTCCATATAATGGTAACTTTGGGGGTATTAGAACAGACCTTACTTGGAATGATAATATTTCTGGTCTGTTTAAAGGTCAAACTTGTTTACATTGGGAAGAAGGTGGAAGACAAGGGTATTACCCATATGCTGCGTTTGATGACTACCGAGGTTGTGTGTCTGCGATTGACTATAGATTTAGAAGTTTAGTTGTTGGAAGTGGGGGACAAACAACGGTATTAAAGGTATTCAAAAATAAGTTTGGAAACACTGATGAAGGTACCGCTAAAGCATATGCAGCTTTATGGAAAGGATTTTGGAATACGGGGTTAGGTTATAACTCAGATAACTATGCATCTCTATATTCAAACATTGAAGGGGCCGGTAAATCATCATTTGACTTTGCGACTACGATGTTCTTACAAGTAATCAGATATGCCAAAAACAACGGTTTTTAAGAAAAACCATAATAATGATATATTTATAAATAAAAACTACTGTTATGGATGTTAAAAGTTTATTAGACCAGTATTTGTCAAAAGACACAAGAATTACTGAAAGAGATGCCGGAAATGGTTACAAAGAGGTTTGTGACTTAGATACAGGGGACTGTTATACCGTAAGTATGAGAGACGGTTTGATTGAAAGAGTAGATAATACTATGAAATTAAATCGTACATTAAAGGTTGAAACCCCACACGGAGTTAAGACACTATTGAATGGTTAAAAAAATTGTTATGGCAATTGATAAAAAAATATTAGAAGAGTTGAATAGATATAATTCTATCAACAAATATATCACCGAACAAGACGCGGCAGACCCGGCGGTTGATGCTGGCGCCGATTTAGGTGGAGACGCTACTCTTGATTTAGGTGCTGATGCAGGTCCTGACGCAGGTGCTGAAGAAATTGCAGAACCTGTTGATGTGGAAAACGACCCTGATGTTGAAAAAGTAGATGGTGAGGGTAACACAGAACCTGAAGGTGATATGGGTGGAGACACTGAAGAGTTAGACATCACAGAGTTGGTGACTAAACAAAATGAAATCTCTGACAAGCAAGACGAATATATGGAGTCTATGTTCGAAAAGTTGGCAGACTTAGAAAGTAAGTTATCTCAGATGGACCAAATATTCTCAAAGATTAATGATATCGAAGCTAAGGTTGAGAAGTATCGTGAGAAGTCACCTGAAGAAAAATTACAATTAAGAAGTTTGGATAGTTATCCTTACAATCAAAAATTGACTGATTTCTTCTCTGATAAAGAAGAGGAGATGGTTCAAACAGGTAAAAACGAATACGTTTTGACATCTGATGAGGTTGAGAACTACTCACCTGCAGACATCAAAAAATCTTTTGACAAACCCTTCTCTGACGAGGAATAAGATTTGACATAACGCAAAATATAATCTATAATAAGGCCACTCAATCGAGTGGTCTTTTTGTTTTATAGGGTTTGACTTTATGGGTGATTTGACTATACTTATTATTGAGTTTTAAGAGAAACAATTAACAAGAGTAAAAAGAAAAAAATTATGGGAAATGCATTAGATGCTGTACTTGCTCAGTACGAAAAAAACACTCAACGCTCCAACAACTCAGGAGCAAACGCGATGTCTCAAGAAGACAGATTGAAAAGATACTTCACAACGTATCTTCCTAAAGGGACCAAGTCAGGTCAAAAAGTAATCCGTATCCTTCCAACCGCTGACGGTTCATCACCTTTCAAAGAGGTATGGTACCACGAAGTTCAGGTTGATGGTAAATGGACTAAATTGTACGACCCAGGTAAGAACGATGGTGAGCGTTCACCACTTACTGAGGTTTACGAAGAATTGATGTCGACAGGTAAAGAGTCTGATAAAGAATTGGCTCGTCAGTACCGTCCACGTAAATTCTACATTGTAAAACTTATTGACCGTGAAAACGAAGAAGATGGTCCTAAGTTTTGGAGATTCAAGGACAACTACAAACAAGAGGGTATCCTTGACAAAATCATTCCTATTTGGAAACAAAAGGGTGATATCACTGACGCTAACGAAGGTCGTGACCTTATCGTTGAGTTGTCAAAATCAAAGACTCCTTCAGGTATCGAGTACACTGTAGTTAAGACTATCATGTATGATGACCCAACACCAATTCACACCGACAAAGCTCAGATGACTGAGTGGATTGAGGATGAGTTGACATGGGAAGACGTATACTCACAAAAACCTGTGGAATACTTGGAAGCTATCGCAAGAGGTGAGACACCTGTTTGGGATACAGAATTGAAGAAATACGTTTATGGTGATGACGTAGAAGTAACTTTGGGTGGTTCAGTTTCATCTGACTCTAAAGTGTCTGACCCACAAGCGGGAATGGATGTTGACGAAGACTTACCGTTCTAAATAAATTACTATGATGGTGCTGACTTTTTGTCGGCACCATCTTTTAATCCTAACATTAATTATGAAAATCAGAAAATATATGTATGATTCTCTCGTAAAAAAATATGAGAGTGAAATTGCCGAGGCGACAGCAACTTTAATGGTGTATATGGAAAATCCTGTTGGTATTGGAGAACACCCACAACACTTAGAAGAGATGGATAAGTTTGTTGACAAATTGGCATCTGCTAGCGATAAATTGGAAAATCTTAAATCATTCTACTCAAAAAATTATGGCAATTAAGAAAAAAGACTTTAGTAGTATTAAGAAGAAGTTCTCTACTTCTGCGAAATACAAACCCCAAAGATTTTTTGATTTGGGTGAGGACTTTTTGGATGCTGTTGGTGTCCCTGGTCCTGCTATTGGTCACTTGAATATGTTCTTGGGTCACTCTGATACGGGTAAGACAACTGCGTTGGTTAAAAGTGCGGTTGATGCTCAGAAGAAGGGTATCCTTCCTGTGTTTATCATCACTGAACAAAAATGGTCTTTTGAACACGCACAACTTATGGGTTTTGAGTGTGAGGAAGTGGTTGATGAGGAAACAGGTGAATTGGATTGGGACGGATTCTTTATCTTTAATAACAACTTTGAATACATTGAACAAATCACGGACTACATCAACGACTTGTTGGATGCTCAGGCAAAAGGTGATTTGGACTATTCATTGTTGTTCCTATGGGACTCTGTTGGTTCTGTACCATGTAAGATGACCTTTGAAGGTAAAGGTGGTAAACAACACAACGCGGCAACACTTGCAGATAAGATTGGTATGGGTATCAACCAACGTATCTCAGGTTCTCGTAAAGCGGATTCGAAATATGAAAATACTTTGGTGATTGTTAACCAACCGTGGGTTGAACTTCCTGACAATCCATTCGGACAACCGAAGATTAAAGCTAAGGGTGGTGAATCTATTTGGTTGAACTCATCTTTGGTATTTTTGTTTGGTAACCAAAAAAATGCGGGAACTAACAAAATCACTGCGGTTAAAGACAAAAGAAAAGTTAAATTTGCTACTCGTACCAAAGTATCGGTAATGAAGAACCACATCAATGGTTTGGGTTATGAAGATGGTAAAATCATCGTAACACCTCACGGATTCTTGGCTGGTAAAGATGCAGCAGAAGAAAAGAAATCGATTGAATCATATAAGAATGAACAATCGGAATATTGGAAAGAAATCATCGGCAGTGAAGGTGATTTTAGATTGGAAGAAGAAAAAGAAGTGTAACCTTTTAATGAAGGTATTTTGACAAAGACTCTATTAGTTGACGGTAATAACTTATTCAAAATTGGTTTCCATGGTGTTAGAGAATTCTATCACAACGGAAATCATATTGGTGGGATATTCCATTTTGTCAACACCCTAAGAAAATTTTTAGAGGAGTATAATTACGACAAAGTTGTGGTCTTTTGGGATGGGAATAATAACTCATCCCAAAGACGAGCTTTGTATGGTGATTATAAAATGAACCGAAAGAATGAAATGAACGAAGCAAAGAAAATTTCATTCTATTGGCAGATGAGTCGCGTCCAAGAATATTTGGAAGAAATGTTTATCCGTCAAATCAAAATTGACGGGTGTGAATCTGACGAT